GAGTACTGAAGCGTTAAATGGAGAAATGCGTAACCCTCCTACTACAATGTTATTGTATGGTCGAAGTGGTGTTGGAAAAACTTCAATGTGTGATGGTATTAAAGCCTTAGCAAGTGCAGTTATTTCCGATGCTACAGGAACAGAACGTACTTCACCTGCCAACGTTTATGTACGAAATTCAGACATGGACCATTGGGATGGCTATCATGGACAACAATTTGTTATGTTTGATGATTTAGGTTGTCGAAAAGATAGTGAAGCTAATCCTAATAAAGAGTTAGATGAATTGATTCGTGCTAAGAATAGTCAACCTTTTCCGATTAAAATGGCTCATTTAGATGACAAAGGAAAGTTTTTCACTTCTCAGTTTATTTTCTGCACCACTAATATTTCAAATATGGCAAGCTATGTTAAAAGTATGACTTATCCAGAAGCTATCGTTTCACGTTTATCAGAAATTCCTTACATCGTACGTATTAAACCTCAATATCGTCGTCCTATGTCTGCAGAAGAAATAAATATTTTGGCTTCACAACAGATTCATGATCAACATTATGTTGATAAGTATCGTGCTCAATATGATGTTAGTGATGAGTTGGTAAGAGAAAAATTTCCAAATTTAACATGGGGAGATAAAGATATGACAAAATTTTTAACAAATGAACAGTTTGAATCAATTAAACCAGCAGAAGTTAGAAAGTGTTTAGACGGTACTCCTCAAGTAGTTAATTATGGAATCTATTATTTTGAACCTCTTGATATAAGATCAGGTAAAGCATGTGGCCCTCCAATAGAATGGGAAGAATTATGTAATATGGTTGAAGAAACAATTCGTAAAAGATTATTACGTGGAGAAAATTTACTTAGACAACAACGAGCTTTCCATACATCAGATTTAGCCGATATTAAACAAGGGCGTATTACTGTTCGAACTCAAGGAGGAGAAAATGATGATGAAAGTTACGAAGATGCTCCAGAATTAGAATTTCTTAAAAATAGAGAATTTGATCTTCAATATGCAATATTTCACAATTTGTATGAACAACAAAATGATCTTTATAAATTAATGATTAAACATTGGGGTGAATCATTTGAAGCAGAAATAGTACAATCTGTTTTAAGTCAACTGGATGACTATACACCTGCTCCTCAAAGTGACGCAATTGTAGACATGTTACGACAGAAATGGGCTGAAATTTGGCAAGCTAAAACAGCTTATTATAAAAAGATTCACGATGCTGTTACTTCAGAGCCTTTCATTAGAGCTTTGAAAGTTGGTGGTATTGTAATTGGTTGGTTGACAGTGTGTGTTGCTATTGTTAAAGGAACTGAGATGATTGTCGAAAAATGTTTACCTAAAGAAATAGCTGCTGCTAAAAAGATTATTGATAAGGAAATCCATGAGAAAACGAAACATTTACCATGGTGGAAACGACTTTTTAGTAACGTTGGAACACCTTTTAATCCTATTCAAATATCTCGTGGCACGTTAAATTTAACACCTGACCAAATATTTTCGATATATTCTATTTATAATCTTGCTGTTGTAAATACAGAAGGAGGTGGAGACGCACAAAGA